CATCAGCGTCGTTTACTTTGATAACTTTACCTGCGTGAGCAGCAAAAGTTAAAGTAGTTTCCGCTGTGATGTTTACCACTTCATCAGGTCCCGCAGCCACGAATCCTCTTTGGGAAACGACTGGTCCTGAAAACGTTGTTCTTGCCATGATTATATCCTCCTAGTTTACAGATTGTAGTCTCTAGGCCGTCGACTATACGCGTCCACAATCTTTTAATAATTGTATAGTACGAAAGTTATACTCTTATTTTTTCAAGAGTGCAAGAGAGCCTGTGATATGGTTTGATATTTTCCAATGATGTAGCTTTTTACTAAGTAGCTACTGAAACTTCTGGCGCAGCATCATCTATCTTATTAGTAAGACTAGCTATTTTAGCCTCTTCTAGCTTAATAGCATTGACAACGTCTCTGATTTTGTTGTCAATTCTTACCATATCCAAAGTGTACCTTTGGTTATCACGCTGATGCAGTGCCCACTCTGTCTCTAGACCCCTTTTTTGTTTGTAAAGGTCTCTGACTTGTATTTGCATCTATGGTCTCCTCATAGGTTATCCATATTTTAGATGGATTACTAAATCCATCTTTTTCCCATGTTATAGCATTTTCTCCTAGTTTGTCAACTAGTGCATTTTCAAAGGCTTCTGAGCTGTCTTCGGATGCAATATCGAAGTCAGCATAGTATCCATATGCCCTTATCTGTACTCGAAATGTCTTCATGATTACCTCTTCTCTACCATAAAAAAAGGGGGCTCGAAAGCCCCCTTTTAATTTTCTTTTAGTACAAATTACGCACCTTCTACGCCAAAAATACCTCTAGGGTCTGATACTCCAAAAGAATATCTTTCTCTAGCTTTGTATCTTACGTTGCCAGTGTCGAAATCACCTTCCATTGCAGTGTTCAATGGAGCTCTTGTGAACATTTTCATACCGTTAGGTACGTCTGTAATGATGTAGAACGCATCAGAATCAGTTAAGTAATTATTGATTCTGTATCCTTGCGGAACCATACCCATAGATACGATTGCGTTGATATCATTGTCAGCTGTTCCAGTTCTGCCTTGAGATTTCATCAATCTCTCTGCTGTAAACTGAAGCTCAGAAGGAATAATCATTTTTACTCCTCTTGCTGCAACTCTCAAACCTCTTTCGTCTGTCATTTTAGCAATGTCAATCATTGACTGCTCTAATGATGTTTCGTTAAGGTCTGCCTGAGTAGATAGGGTATTTTTAAAAGTACCCGCTACTGTAGGGTGAGATGTGTTAAACAAGCTCACGCCATCACCACCTTTGAAAGTGTTGATTGACGGTAAACCGTTAAGCAAAGGCTCAACTGCTTTTACCTGTTTAGCATTACTCATAGATCTCGCTAATGCTTTTGTGTATCTAGAAGCTAATCTATCGTAGAGGTTATCTTCGATAGCTTCTTCTGTGATAGCAAATGCAAGAGCTACTGTCTCGTGAGTATATCTCGCTGTGAAAGTTTCTTGTGCTTCGTCAAAAGAGACTCCGCTACCTTCTGCTTTCACTTGTGCGTTTGCGAAACCAGATAACATTACTTCTTCTTCAAAAGCTCTGTCACTGTTTTCATTTGTAT